AATAGTTATCATTTTTTGCGGCGGGTGGCGTTACCATAAAATGGAAATAAATAATATTACGAATTATTCTGTTACCAATATGCTATCAAGATTATGCGCATTGTGTATCGTCTTACGTCAGGCGAGTTTCGTCTAACAATTATATATATACGGCGGCTAAAAATACTCCATATTAGCTGTCAAAATTAATTAACAGTCTTTTTTTATTATATTATACATTCTCGCATAATATCATAAGGGAGGACCCTACAAACTTTTTCACAAAAAATAAAAAAAAACATCATATAGAAATTAACACAGCTGGAAAAAAAATATAATACGAAAAGGACTTAAAGAAATAAATTTATATATACTGTACAAAAAATCAATTTTTTGAAAAAAAATAAAAACTTTAGAAAAAATAAATATAATCTAATGTTATAATAAAATGTCCGCAGAACAGATTTTAGAAAACCTACGCTTTCAAAATTCAGCTCGTCAAAAAAATTTCTACGAATCACATAAAGAAACCATTAATGCTAAGAGAAGAGCATTGTATGCAAAAAAACACAATTTACCGATAAAAGAACCGTGTAATTGTCCTGAAGCTGAAGTTGAAAATGAACCTGAACCTGAACCTATTGAAAAGAAACTAAAATCTAAATCTATATTGACATACGATAAAGCTGTAGAAGAATTGAAAGCATTGGATTTAAAAGAGTCTACTTTTAAGAAATACTGTGACGACCTTAAAAGATTGGTCAAAATGGCAGAATGTCAAAATATCGTTACCTGTCTTAAAAGTCATAAGCGTATTATACAAAGCGTTAACACTAGCGAAAAAAACAATGGCGAGCCGTATTCAATTAATACCAAAAAGGGGATATATCAATCAATTTTATTCATAATTGATAACTTACATTTAACTATAAAAAAGAAACCATACACAGACCAATTTGAACTCTTTAAGATGGAAAGCGTAGAGCATAACGCTAAAATGGTTGAGGAAAAACCTGTGTATCCTTTCTCTGTATATTTGGAAAAAGTTGCTACCAAATTTGGTAAGGAAAGCAAAATGTATTTACTTGGGTTAATCTATGATGAGTTAACGGTTCGTGATAATTTTATTTTGAAAATAGTTAAAAGCAAAGCAGAGATGTCTGATGATAAGATTAATTACCTTTTAATAAACAAAACAAATATGAAAATAATTATTAACAGCTATAAAACCGATGCAAAATACGGAACAATAACTCATTCGTGCAGTAAGTCATTATATACTCAACTTAAGAAATATATTGCTGATAATAATATTTCAGATTACTTGTTTGGAGAGAAACCTTTGAGTGCTTATGTTAGCACAAACAATTTAAAGATTAATGTTGTTGGTGGCATTAATGTGTATCGACATATGAAAATTACAGATGAACTAGCTGGTATGAAAATTTCAGTTGAAAAGCGAAAGGAATTAGCTGATAAGATGAACCATTCTCCAGATGTGCAGCTCAATTATTTGAGAACACATAAATTAATATTAAATTGAAATCAATTTAAATAATATTTAGGTAGAGTATATAGAATGCCGACTTACGCTCAAAACAAAATACATATTTATAAATACAGGGTAACACATCCTGATAAAATAAAAGAAATAAGGATACTTTCTAATCATAGGGGTTATATTTGGAGAAAAATAAAAATGGAATTTTTAGCAATATTAATTATTTAGAATTTATATTATAAATAATTATAAATAAAATTGAAACAACTTAAAGAATTTATAATATTATAAGTATATAGAATGAAGTTCCTAAAAAACTGGACAATTGATTTGGAGAAAATACCATCTTATACTGCTTTTAAAACCGAATTTTCTTTAGATGTTGATTATCAGATATTAGATTTAATTGCTAATAGTGATATTGAAGAATATACACTTGATAGAAAAAAATTGTTAATTCCCCTCCTTAACGCAATAGATAAAACAACAAACACTTTAAAAATAAAACATAATAACCGTTTTGATATGGGAAGGTTTTATCCAAATAATAGTATATCTCCTATCTGTGTTAGCAGACATATAAAGCATACTTTGTTTCATTATATGAATTGGGTTGATTTGGATATGGTTAAAGGTCACCCTTCTATTTTATATCATATAGCAAAAAATAACGGAATTATTTTACCTACTTTTGCTAGATACTTACGAGAGCCTGATGTCGTTTTAAATGAAATGGTTGAGTTTTATAGTTGTAACGATGAAATGGAAATGCCATTGACAAAAGACGATGTTAAAGGAATATTCAATATTAAAATATATGGCGGAACTCATAAGACTTGGGTAGAGCAAATGGGTAAGGAAGGAAAAGAAATTGGAACTAATAATATATCACCTTTTGAAATAGAATTTGAAAAGGAATGTAGAATATTGATTGATATTGTATATTTAAATAATCCAAAAATAGCTGAAAAAGTAAAGGGGGACTTGAATAATGAATACAAACTTAAAAATAAAGTTATGTCTTATTTTTGTGGCACAATTGAAAATGATATTTTATTTATATGTTATAAATTTCTACTTAAAAAGGGTTTAATTTTGGAAAAGAAATGTGCATTGGAATATGATGGCTTATGTTTTAAAAACCCAATTTCTCCTACTCTTGAAGACGATATTACTGAATTAAATTATAAAATTAAAACTGACACCAAACTTGATGTGAAAATGACTTTAAAAAAGTATAACCAATATTATATCCACTCTGATATTATTGAAAAGCGTGAATATCTAGCTTTACCTGTTGCTATAGCTATTCCTTTTGAAGGTGTAATCTCGACAGATACCGCAGAACTAAAAACTGGCTGGGATTTCTATGATAGTTGGAAAGAAACTTTTGAGTTGACACATTTTAAAGTAATCAATAAATCGTTTTTCATTAAATATATCAAAGATGAGTTTGGTTTCATAGAGGAATTTAAAGTTTTTACTAAATCAGATATTATTATCAGTTACGAGCATATTACATTTGAAACTTGTAATGATAGTGGGATTAAAGTTATAAATAGTTGTATCAAAGAATGGCTTGGAGATAAAAATATGCGAACGTATGAAGATATGAAAATTCTTCCTCCTCCTCTAGCTTGCCCTGAAAATATATTTAATCTTTGGACACCTTTTTATGCCGATACTTTAAATGAAAAATATATTTGGGATTTTAAAGATACAACTTCAGGTGTTAAAGATGATTTGATTTCAAAATGTGAAACCGTTATAAACCATTTAAAAATATTATGCGACCATAACGAAACCGATTTTATTTATTTACAGCGTTGGATAGGTCAGATGTTAAAATTTCCTGCTTTAAAAACCACTTGTATTACTTTTATCAGTGAAGAAGGAGCTGGAAAAGGGACACTATTATATTTATTATCACGGATTATGGGCGAAGTAAAAGTATTTGAAACCACAGAACCAGATAAATATGTATGGGGTTCTTTTAATGGTCTTATGAAAGATTGTTTTCTTGTAAATTGCAATGAATTGGAACTCAAAGCGCAACAAGAAGCTGAAGGTAAAATCAAAGGTTTAATTACTGATGGACCTTTTACTATCAATGAAAAAAATATTAAAGCGTTTCGTTTAAAAAGTTTTCACCGATTTATGATGACAACAAATAAAGAAGTTCCTATAAAAACACACAATAAAGACAGAAGAAACAAAATTATTAGATGCAGTGATGAAAAATGTAATGATAAAATGTATTTTGATACCTTGCGTTCGTATATCAATGATGATAGAGTTTTATTAATGGTTTATATGTATTTTATGAATTTGCCAAACCTAGCAACATTTCATCTTGAAACTATAGAACAAAATTCTTATCAAAAAACTATCGCTACATCGTTTAATAAATCTATTCCCGAATTATTTATGGAAGATTTTGTCTGTCAAAATCACGATTTACCTTTTGTTGAGCTATTGGCTTCTGAAATGTTAGAATTATTTAAAAAATTTAAGACCAAAAATGATTTTATATATGAATGTGATAGTAGAAAATTAATGCGTAATATTCAGTTGTTGAAATTACCTGAAAATAGTATATTACATCGTCACACAATGAAGGGTAACAAAAGTGAATATAATATTGGGTTATTAAAGACTTGCTTTAAGTTGGATAATCTTGAGGATTAAAGGGATAGTCTGTAAAGATGTCACTACTATTAATATCCTCCCGTCATCACTATTCATCTCTATTCATTCATACTTTTTTTTTATTTATTTTTATTTTATACTGTAATAAGCTCTTATTTATTCTATATATATTATTATTATTATCTTTAAATGAATAGTGAATAGAGATGAATAGAGAATACATACTTTTTCTATATAAAATTATAAAATATTTTTTTTCCAAAAAAAAAAAGTTTCCAGCCCAATATAAAATTTATTGATTTTTTTATCGTCATATCATCATATTTGTCATAATTTTAAATATGAATATTTTGTTAATATTTTGTTACTGTATAAGCTGTGGTTTTTACATTTTATTAATATTAAATATTAGTAATAAAATGAACAAAGATGAATAGAGATGAACAGAAATGAAGAGTGAATGCGATGTCTGTAAAATATTCTATATGTTTAATTTCAATAAAGTAATTGATATTAAATTCTCTAGTTATATAAATGTTACCAAAGCAGTTACAATACCATACCTCAATGATATTACCAGCTTTAACAACTGAAGAAAAGCTAGCTATAATAGGGTTTAACAAAAGTCCAACTTTAATGTTTCAAATAGCTAAAAAAACGTGTATCTCACAGGAGGAGGAACAGAAAGCTTTAAGGGATTTTTCGCTACTGTATCAGGCAAAGGCGTAGCTTTATTCTTTGGTTTTTCCACAGGTTCATCGTCTTCAATTTCAAGTATTTTCTGTTCTTTTATTTGTCGTTTTTTAATTGCTATCGCTTTCTTAACTAATTTTTCTTCCAAAATTGCCTTATCTATTAGGGCTTGTTTTTCATTAGCAATTTTACGTTTTACATTATTAGCGTCACGAATTGCCATCGCATTTTTGAATTGCTGTATTTGTTTTTCACTTTTTGGTTTCTTTGGTGCTTGAACTTTTTCCGCTTCATCTATGGTGTCAATTGGTTCATTTACCTCTTCATTTGTGTCATTTATGCTTTCGTCCTCAACCACCTCTTCTTTTTCTTCTAAAAGTAGGAGTTCTTGGGCAAGCTGTTTTTTCGTCTGTTTAGCCATATAATATATGATAATATTATAATATGTTATATAAATGAACTCGGTAACATCATACATAAAGTCAATGAATGGGTTAACTAATGTCACAAGTGATAGCGTGAATACAAATGATATAGTATGTGATACAATAACTGCAACAACAACAATTCAAGGTTCAACCTCTTCTTTTTTTACCAGCATAACCAGTAACATACAAACACAGTTTAATAATATTTCAACATCGTTGGGTAATTATGTGACAACAAATACAGACCAAACCATAACTGCTAACAAAACATTCAGTAATCCAACATTAGATGCTAATGTAATAAATATTCCCGATACAGTTGGTAATATTGGATTTACATATTTTAAGAATAGTGGTGTGTTTGGATTTTGGAATACCAGTGCTAATAATAGTAATTGGACTATAAATAAAACAGGGCAATTTGTAGGGACGCTTTTTACAGGTAGTGGCTCGGGATTAACTGCATTAAATGGGTCAAATATATCATCAGGTACAATAACAGATGCGAGATTATCAACCAATGTAGATTTATTAAATACTGCTCAAACCATAACTGCTAATAAAACATTTAGTAATCCCGTTACGACCAATGCTGTTATAAACGTGCCCGATACTGCAACAAATACGGGATATTACAAATTTACAAATGATGGTAATTTTACGTTTTTTAATACAACATCATTAACAAATACATTTTCTATTAATAAATTAGGGCAATTTATCGTCAATACTATTACGGGCAATGGTTCGGGTTTGACTACATTAAATGCTACGAACATTTCATCAGGAACTGTAGCAGATGCGAGATTATCAACCAATGTAGATTTATTAAATACAGCCCAAACCATAACTGCTAATAAAACATTTAGTAACCCCGTAACGACGAATGCTGTTATAAATGTTCCCGATACCGCAACAAGCACAGGATATTTTACTTTTAACAATGCGGGAGTATTTGCTTTTTACAATACAACATCATTAGCAAATACTTTTTCTATTAATAATTTGGGGCAAATTGTAGCAACCTTATTTACAGGTAGCGGTTTAGGATTAAAATTTCTAACAACATACGACCAAGGTGTGACTACATCAGGTTCAAAGTCAATGAAAATCGGTCTTGGTTCAAATTACGGAAATACTACATTATCAACAGGATACCAAAACCTTATTTTAGCAAACACATCGTGCTTAACATCATCAACATCATCTCTAAACCGTTCAATCGTAATGGGTTCTAACATTATGTCAAGCGGTGCTACATCGGGTTCTCAAAATGTAATTATGGGTGCGTATTGCTTACAAAATGCTACATATAGCGATTGCAATGTAGCCATTGGTTGTTATTTATTTCCAAGTGCTACAAATCTTGTGACTTTTTGCGTAGCCATCGGCAATGCGTGTGGTGCTTCAATTAGTTCAGGCAGAGGAAATATTGCCCTTGGTAGTCAAGCAATGTCAGGAGGAGCTCCCCCAAGTGTAAATCAATGTATCGCAATTGGAACTTTTGCGTTAGCTAATTTAAATACAGGTGATATAGTTAATAATGTGGCTGTTGGCAGTTTTGCTTTAAACGGTTCGGGTTCAAACACGGCAGGATACAATGCAAATAATTGTCTTCGTGGTTCAAATAATACAGCTCTTGGTTACAGTGCTGGATATTTTCTAACAGAATACTCAAACAATAATACATTTCTTGGTTGTTTGAGTAATGTTGAAATCGCACCTCAAACCCCAGTAAATACTAGCACAAATTATTCAAATTCAACCGCAATAGGTTACAACGCAATAATAAAAAATTCAAATGAAATGGTGTTAGGTGGTATGGTTGGAGGTGTTTATCCGTCAATCAGGTTACCATCAAAATCAAAAATATATGAAGTTCAATATGTGGATTTTACAATAACTAATATTTTATTTGAAACGCCCGAAACAGTTATATTAAGTTATAATGTTACCACAGTTAATTTGCCTTTACCAAGTAATCCAAGTTTAGTTCTTGGGGAAAATTATAATATTGGAACACGTTTTTACTTTATTCGTGATAGTGGTGCTAATCAAACAATAACTTTTAATCCACCAAATTTACAATACATTTTATTCAATAATCAAATAGTAACCACTTTCACATTATACGGTTACCAGCAATATGTTACTTTCACTTGTATTTTGAATAATCCAGCTACTTCGGGTGTATGTTGGGCAGTTACTAATTTTGACACAGGAATAACGGATAAGACACACATAGTGGAAACAAATTTAAATAATACATTTTTAGCAACTACAACCCAAACATTCGGGACGATAGCGTGTAACAACATTTCAGGCAATGGGTCAGCTTTAACAAATTTAACACTTTCAGGTAATGGGTCAGGACTAACGAATCTGAATGGAGCAAATATCACGCCAAACACGATTGACCCAACTTCAATTACTACTGTTGGTTCATTGTTTAATTATGCTTTGACGTCATACGCTTATGAAGTCACGACAACCCCATTTCCAGTTGGACAAGTAGTTTTAAGTTCCCCTTCAAATACAGCGTTAGGAACAATACTAGTGCCAATTTACAGTATGAATATCCCGCCATTTTGGAGTAATGGAACTAATCGTGGTGTTACTTTTGTTACCCCAATACAAACTTATATGGACTTAACATCCTTATATACTACAGGAACACATCAATTTACGATAACTGCAAGTTACACCTATGTGATAGTGAATAAGAATGGAGTTTTTTGGAAAAATATATTTCCAGTAAATTTAACAGGTGGAACATTTCAAAGCACAAAAACAATGTTAATTACGAATACCTCATCTTCTATCACAATTAGTTATTTTTCATATACACTTGGAACAACATTTTATCCTGATGTGGCGACATCAACGACTGACGTGTATAGTTTTACATTGAATACTAATTATCAATTTTCTACAAACTCTAGTATAAATTTAATACCAACGAGATATATTGTTTATTCAAATCTATTAAATTCAGGTGCTAGTGCTAACGTAAATTGTTCTTTTGTATCCCCATCGGTTATTACATCAGGTTATCAAACACCAGCATATAAATTAAAATTAGCTTTTGTGCCTACACCCAATACTTATTTAAGTTGTTCAAATGTATGTGGTATAACAGGAAATTTCAATGCGGTTGACGATACAGCCACCATTATTGAATTTTACAATTTATCAAAAGTGTTAAGAGGTTCAATCAGTGGGACAGTGAGTTCTGTTTTATATAATACAGCGAGTGACCAACGATTAAAAACCAATATTTGTAAAATGTCTTCTCAACTAGAAAATATAAAATCATTATCAGCAAGATATTTTAACTGGAAAGATGGAGGTATGGATTATGGGTTTATAGCACAAGAAATATATTCGGTTTATCCCCATCTTAACCCCGTGTTAAATAATGACGAATATATTGATAAAATTTACCCAAAAGAAAAGGACGGGAGTGATTTTATATTTACGGTTGATTACGGAAAAATGACCCCCTATTTATGGTCTGCAGTACAAGAATTAACTTTAATAGTAGAAAAACAACAGAAACAAATTGAAATACTTTTATCTAAAGTTATATAAATGGATACATTCCAAATCACGCAACCAATCACGCAAACATTTCAAAGAGTTTATACAAAATTCACAATAACAACCCAAACGCTTATTCCATTTGAAAGTTATTTATTCGTTTGCTTACTACAAACAGACGATGGATTCCAATATCCAATTCAAATGTTGTTAAAGGGTGATGAATATACAGCTTGGAATGGTGATGAATATTTAATAAATTGGATTAATAATAGGTTAATTTCTGTAGGTATTATAGAATAATATGGAAATGAGTGAAGTTTTTTGGTCATTCCTTGTAACATCGGTCATCGCCTGTGGTTTAGGAACTTTACGTATGGCTTATAAAAGCAAATGTAAAAAATTCACTTTTTGCGGTCTTGTCGTTGAACGTGACACAGACGGAGAAGAAGTTTTAGATGCTGTTCAATTACAGAGAATTAATAGTAATGAGGTCGTCTAATGTAAGATTTATTTTCTTTAGCTATATAAATGGAGATTAAGAGAGAACTAGATAAAAATATTTGTTTTGTTTGTGGTGGCGAATTTAAACACTATATCCGTTACACAACGCCTCAATTACAGGCAGGAGATTTTCCAAATATGAGAGAGTGTAATTTTATTATGTCACACGTTGGTTGCAGGATTTTAGAAAGAAAATTGAAAGAGGCAAAAGCACATCTGTTAGATTTGGAATTTGAGATGTTCTGTAGGCAATTGAATAAGCAAAAGGATTAAATTTATATTTAAAAAAATTAAATATAAGCTTATATAGAAATGGGAACATACGTTGATACAAGAATTATTTCTTTAAATAGCCAAAGCGCTACACAATATAACAACGGCACATACTTATCATCAATGAATTTTAACATAACTAGTTTATTGAAAAATGACCCCGACATCATACATCGTCAAATTACACTGCAGTCAGCACAGTTGCCAGTAAGTTTTTACATAATAAATTCAACTAATAATGTATTAATTTTAAGGTTGAGTAGTCAAGATTGGACTGTTACAATTCCAGTAGGTAATTATAACGCAACCACTTTAATAACCGCACTAATAGCAGGAATCTTTGGGGCAACAGGATATACATTTACCATAACAATATCAAAGATTAATGGAAAATTAACTTTTCAAAACGTAACTGCTTATAGTTTCAGAACATCTTTAGCAACATTTACGATTGGAACTATTTTAGGACTTATTAGCAAAACCGATATAGCTTCATCTACATTTATAAATACAGTTACTCCATTGTATCCTCTTAATCTTTTAGGACAAAAATCATTACAAGTTAGTTCATCACGCATTTCAACAACTAATTTTAGCACAGTTGGTGGGGGACAGACAACTCTTTTAGGAACAATTCCAGTAACGGCTGGGGCATTTGGTTTAATTTTATACACGGATACAGGGGCTTCTCAAGTAAGTTTTAACAATCACGAATTAAGCGGAATTGATATTAATATAACTGATGCTGAAACCAATGAGTTTATCAATTTTAATAACTGCCATTGGACAATGACGATTTTATTACACACCACAAGGAAATATTTAGATATCCCAATTAGTTTAGCAAAAGATAAACAAGAGGTATCAATTGAAAATAAGTTAAAGCCAACGACTATGGACGAACAGCAATTACAATTTTTACAACAATCACAATTTAAGACAATTGAATAGATTTTTTAATATAATCCTATAATATAAATGGCTGAAATATCCTTACCCTCTTCTGTAGATTTTTCCAAGCGTCTTCCTTACTTGCCTGACAATGTTAACACCAATCTTTTAACTGTTCAAGCTTCCAACGGTCAATCGTTCATCGCTGGCTCCGTGGTTTCCTTTGATTTACCAGCTCGTGCTGGTCTTTACATTGACCCTAAATCTATGTTCTTTAGATACAAGGTAGCTGTGACTTGTGGTAACAGTGCTGTCGTTGGTGTCCGTTGCACTCCAGCATACAGTTTTTTACAAAAGCTAGATGAATTTCTAGGAAGCCAGCCAATTTCGTCCGTATATAATTACAATCAGGTTGCGAACTTGTGGGTTAATAGTAATTTAAATGTTGCTGATAAATTTGGACAGCAAACGGCTCTCGGGTTTGGTTCTACTGGATTAAGCACTCAAGACGGCGGTGTTGTGGCTCTTAACGGTGCGACAACCAATTTCAGTTTTAGTGCCCCTTTAATTTGTAGTGCTTTATCCAGTGCTGACCATATGCTTCCAACTGGTTTGATGCCCCCAATTCGTGTCCAAATTACTTTAGCAAATCTTAACGATATTCAAACTTTAAATGGTGCTACCGCGATAACAGCATATACCATTACCAACTTTGAGTTGTGTATGGCTGGAACTGATTTTGGTTCTTCTGTTGATGCTATGGTAGCATCAATGGGTAGTCCCAAATTATACATCAAGACCACTGGTTGGGCTAATCAAGGTGCTCAACAGTTACCTATTGGTGCAGTGGGCTCAAATTCTCTGGTATTTAATCATCGTTACCAATCAATCCAAAATGCTTACACTTTATTTTGTGGTGCGGATATTACTGTTGATTTGAATGGATGGGGTGATAGTCGTGATATAACTTCAGGTGGGTCATTCCAGCTACAAATAGGCTCAAATTGTTATCCTTTGTTAAGTATGGATACCGCAAATAACAAATCAACATTAATTCAATATTTGAGAGAATGCACTGGTTCAATTGCCGATTTTAAGAATTCTATGTCTATTAGTGCTGTAGAATTTGCTTATGTAGCGTCAAGTGCTACGGCAACAACAATAACTGAGCCTGCCAAGGTATATTTTGCTGTTCCATTAAGTAAAATTCAACAGGCAAATCCCTACGCATCAGGTTCTCTAATGTCAGGTGTCAATGCTAGTAGCTCTCCCATTTTGGCACAGGTTCGCATTGGAAATGCTACCACTACCCAGGCATACAACCCTTTTATGATTGTTTCTTACGATAACATTTTGGAAATTGACCCCCTTACTAGACAAGTTAACATCATTTGTTAAACCAAAGGTCTAAATCCACTTAAATTTTAGCAAAAATTAAATTTTATAGCATTATATATAAATGAGTATTGAAATTATACATAATAAAGAGCCAGTGTTACGCCGTCCAACATTTTTGGTAGATGGTGAATTAGATGAAAGATTAAATGAATTTGAAATAACCAAACTGTTAAACCGTAGCAATTTTACCTTATTTTTAGGAAAAGCAGGTTCAGGCAAAACGTCAATGATAGTTTCTCTTTTAAATTCTCCAAATTTATTTAAAAAAGTATTTCATACAATATATTTGTTTATGGGTAAGAATTCACGGGATAGCATAAAGGGTTCATTTTTTGATAAACAAATACCGAAAGACCAAATCTACGATGAATTAAATATGTTGAGCTGGTCAAATATGATGGAACGAGTAAAGCAAGATGCAGAGGACGGTTATAAATCTTTAGTTATTTTAGACGATGTCCAACGAGATTTAAAAGGTGAAGTTCAGAAGGATTTATTACACGCTGTTAGCAATCGTCGTCATTTAAAGTTATCTGTGTGGTGTGCTAACCAAAATTATATAAATTTACCTCGCAGTGTGAGAATGGGTTTAACTGATATTTTTGTTTGGAAAGTGAATAAGAGAGAAATGGAAAATATATTTACGGAACAGATAGAACAGCATAAGGCAAAGTTTGATGATGTTTTAAAATTATTGTTTGCTAATCCTCACGATTTTATGTATATCAACACAAATTCTCAACGGCTATTTAATAATTGGGACGAAATTGTTATCAAAGAATAATCTTTGTATATAATAGAATGATAAGGAAACTACCTCGCTTCGTTGGCGAACATCCAAATGAAATTAAAGAAACTCCAAAGGAAAAGCCATTTGTTAGTGCTATTGAAAAACTCAAGAGAACAATAAAAATACAACCAGTAATCACTTTTCATAAATAGTTTAGCAATTCATTTATTATATACAGTATAATATATGAGTAAATCAGTTAATATAACTTTAAATTCCAACAACGCAATTTCAGGTTCAACCACGACCCAGTCGTCTTATTTTATTAATTTACCTTTACATTTAGACAAAACAAAGAAACATATGTTGCATTGGTCTTATATGGGTGGAAAAAATAACTACACTGGAACAGGATTCAATAATCAAATAGCAACTGTTTATTTAGATTTTATTACCAATTCGTATGCTAGTAATGCAACGACAGTTTTAACTTCCAATATGATAGGATTTTTAAAACCTATTGTGCTGGTAGGTTCAACCGCAACCTGCTATTTTCAAAGCGAGGACAATACCAATTTACCAATTTATTTAGAAACTTGCCCCCAAAATACAATCTTAAATGTATCCATATTAAATAATGGTCCAACTCCATTACCGTTTATTGATGACGGTACGGGTGGTCAAGCTTGTGCAGGGACTACATCAACTATGAGCACTACTGGTCTTTTTACTTTTGGTGTCGTAACGTCAGGCCAAGTTTTTCTAGGGTCAGTAGTAACAATTGGAACAGCAGTTGGTACGATAACAGCTTTTGGAACAGGCACAGGATTAGCAGGAACTTATCAAACATCTTATACGGGAACTGCCGTAGGTTTATCAACTTTCACTGCTACCTATGGTGTTAAACCCGCTCCGTATATTTTAAGATTGAGATTTACGGAATTACCATAAATTATTAAAAAACGAATTTCCTTTGCCCAATTTCTTTAATGGTGTTAAGCTGTGTTCTTTTAATACAGACGAGAATAAAGGACTGCTAATATTTATTTTAGTGCCTCCAGTTTGAAATATGCTGGGACTGCTAACAATATCTTTTTTAGTTCTGATATCAGTTTGTTTTTTTGAAATCGGTTTTACAATATCATTAAATGATGTGGCTTTGTTATAGGTATAAATATTACCACTTGCTCCTGAATGTTCGCTAACAAACCCTCCTTGTGAATGTCCATAAGCATTAACTGGTTTGCCGTATTTCTGTTCTATTTTCTTGACTGTTTCTCTTGCCTCTTTTTCTTTTTGTGTTGGAATACCAACAGCAATTTTAGCGTTAGTTATCCAATCCTCTGCACGGTGAGTTCCCCTAAAGACAACATTTGGATTACCGTATTCATCAACAAATACTTTAGTATCAGGACTGCTTAATTCAGTGTCATACTTGTAACCTTTTTTAGATAAAGTGTTTTCGGCTTGTTCTTGATTCTGATAAGATGCTTTCAAAATAGAATTTATATTCTCCATTATATATAAGATGGCTAAAAAAATTAAAAAACCTGTAGCAAAACCCAAAACGAAAGCTAAACCAAAACCTAAGGTGATAAATCAAAAGCAAAAACAAAACCAATCAGTTCATATTCATTTAGGAAAAGCAGCACCAAAATCAAATGCGAAACCTCGTAATTTAACAACTGGTAAAGCGTCATCAAATCATACCGTGATTATTCAACCAAATTCTCAAGCTATGTATGATTTCAGTAGACTAGAAAACTCAATTGCCAATTTAGCAAATTCTTACCAAGCCGAACCAATAGAAGCGCATACTAAAGTCCCAAAAAAGAAAATGATAAGTCAGGATAGTCAAACAGCAAACGATGATAAAAAAGAAGTTAGTAAACCCAAGTTTTTTATAGGTGAAGGCAATACAGCCCCGATTTTAGAAGAACCAAATTTTATTAATCCATTTTATAATAATATTGAGGCGATTCCAGTAAAACCTAGAAAACAACGAAGCGATAAAGGGTTAAAGCGAACTAAGCCAATTGATGAAAATTTCGGAGTCTCAAATCAAAAACCTCAGTTGTCTAAAAGTTTTCATTCTGATAATGAACTAAATCCTAATAGTTTGCCTCTATTATTTAATAATTTTGTTAGATTAGTACCAACAGCTCCAATAACTAATGAAATGACCATTGATGAACTAGGTTATCAAACTGATAAGCAACCAAAAGTTATGACAAGAAAAAAGAGTAATAAAACTATAGCAACTGATAAAACTAAAAACCTTATATCAGCTAGTAGAAAAACAAATATGGGGAAATCGTCAAGAGTTCCTATTAATAAAGATAGTGGTTATGATACATATGATAAATATGCAGAAGAAGAAGCGAGTTATGCAGATTTAAGTTGGGATAGAATAAACTATCCAGATATAAGTTGGGATAGAATAAATCAACAACCCTAAATAAAAAGTTTATACTTTAGCAAGAAATTATTATCTTTTTCTATAGTATAAAATGATACTAGGCTCAATAATTGGTGGCTCTCTTGGCTCTGCCGTAGGCAAACACTTTGGTGGTGACGCTGGTGAAAAGATTGGAAATGTTTTAGGAACTGTAGCTGGTGAAGCTCTCCCTTGGTTTAAAAAAGGTGGTGCTGTTAAACATACTGGTCTTGCTAAAGTACATAAGGGAGAATATGTGTTACCAAAAGGTGTATCGCCTACTAAAGCTCAACGTGCTAAAGTAGCAAAGTTACACAGAAAATAATTTAGGTATATTTTGATATAAACAAAACGACTGAATAATATATAATGGATTTCCAATTTATATTATCTAAACAAAGCGAATGGTGCGAATTATATAAACAACAAAGGGCTGCATATAAGCTACAAAAAAATAGAGCCGAAAAACAAAGAGAAAGTGAGTTAAAAGAAGCTAAAAAAAATAAGGATATCCAATTAATAATAAACTAAAGAATATTTGTTACCAACTAAATCATTTGTATTCCAATGTAATATTTTAGCTCCATCAAAGGTTATAGGTCTATATTTTGTATCATAAGTTACATTATCTAATATTAAATTACAGCCTGTATAAGTTCCAAATGAAACAATCATACTCTGTTTAGTATTTTTATTGTCATAATGAGGCGGACAAATTACATTATGATTTAAATGAATAGCAGTATAATTAAAATTACAATACTTATCACCAATCCTTGTTATTTCATCAAATATATCCTGATAAATTACACTGCTTCTTGAAAGTCCATTGATTCCATCAAATCTACCTTTAACTATTCCAAATACAAGCCTTCTATGTTTAGGAAAATTGCGCCTGTTATTTCTGCTAGATGTAACAGGAACTGTAATTTTATTCAGCATATCATAAAGAGAATCAAATTCAGAAGAATCAATCATATATTATATTGCAATATAATATATGTATCAAATAGTAATTCCGAGCTATAAACGTTCCTCAATCTGTAACAACCAAACTTTAGCAACTTTAAACAGATTAGGAATTTCAAAAGAATTAATAAATGTATTTGTAATCCAAGACGAGTATGATTTATATAAATCAGATTTAAATTCAGAATTTTATAATGAAATAATTATAGGTGTAACAGGACTTGTTGCTCAAAGGAAATTTATAGAAGAATATTATCCAGAAAACACTTGCATACTATCAATAGACGACGATATTACCGATATAGATTTATCAATGACTGCTTATTTAGACTTAAATGATTTTATTATAAAAGCTTTTGAGGACTGTAACAAATATAATTCGTTTATATGGGGTTTGTATCCAGTATTCAATCCATTTTTTAGTAAAACAAAGAAAGAATTATCAACCAATTAAAATTATATTGTTGGAGCATCATATGGTTATATAAACAGAAAAAATATAATAAATTTAGTTTTAGATGGTAACAAAGAAGATGTAGAGAGAACAATCAAATATTATATCAACGATGGAGTTGTATTGAGATATAACAAGATAGGATTTAAAACGAAATATTATGGTAGCATTGGTGGTCTGGGAACGCTAGCAGAACGAGTAGATGAAATGAAAAGATGTGCAATATATTTAAATGAAACATACCCTAATTTGACACGCATTAAGGTAAGACCGAATGGTTTATATGAAATAGTATTAAAAAGAACTTCCATAAAAAAATGAAAAAGTTTGTAGGGTCCTCCCTTATGATATTATGCGAGAATGTATAATATAATAAAAAAAGACTGTTAATTTATTTTGACAGCTAATATGGAGTGTTTTTAGCCGCCGTATATATATAATTGTTAGACGAAACTTGCCTGACGTAAGACGATACACAATGCGCATAATCTTGATAGCATATTGGTAACAGAATAATTCGTAATATTATTTATTTCCATTTTATGGTAACGCCACCCGCCGCAAAAAATGATAACTATT